GGATGACAATGTGACCGTCCCACCCAAATTGGGGTTGGTGGAGTCAGTGTTGTTGAGGGTGGATCACTGTCTTGGGCCTCGTGCACATAGCACGAGACACAGGGCAGCGAACAAGTTTGCCAAGGTTGCTAAGCTGGTCAAGGTATTGACTGAGCAGCTTAAGGCAGAGGCACCTTTCACTTTCACAAACAGCGCTGCGGACTTGCGAGCGTTGTCATTGGCCACGCGCAGCCACATTAAGGAGGCCATAGAAAAGGGGGTTGAGATTCCGGACGGTAGGGGAGGATGGACGGTTGTTAAGTTAAATCGTGCTGATTCCGCCTTGGTCCGTAGGGGAATGGAGACCGCTTATTTTATCCGTACTGAGTATGATGACTTCTATGAGAGGTTGGCTCAGTCGGCTTCCAAAGAGGTTGCGTAGGGGTGCCTCGTGCTTATGTCTGCTAGAACGACAACATCCGTCCAGTACCACGACGGAACTGTCCTTCAGGGAATAGCAGTCAAAAAGCATGTGGGTGCGGCCCCAGCAAAGACTAGGCAGGTGATAGTTGCTCCCACCCTGTCCAGTCGTGTAGACTATGGAGCACACAACAATGACCTCCCCAACCTCCTCCGGGCCCTTAACGAACGCGTCTTTAATGTAGAGGCATGCGTTGATGGTATTAAGGGGTTGGTTCCAACACCTCAGCCACACCAGGGTGTTTGGAGGTCACTCTCATACGTTGCGAAACGGCTCGCGACCAAAGTAATTAATGTTGGGTGGTTTGACCCATTGACTTGCGATGAGTTTGTCAATCAGTGTCCTGCCAACAAGAAAGCTTTGTACACACGTGCAGCAAAATTGTATGTTGAGAGAGGATGGAGTGCGAGAGACGCTAAGATCAAGTGTTTTGTGAAATTTGAGAAAATCAATTTTACGAAAAAGGCTGATCCAGCGCCCCGGATTATACAGCCTCGCACGCCTGTTTATAATATAGCCTTAGGGCGATTTACCCGCTGCGTAGAGGAGAAGCTGTATCATGCTCTAGCAGAGGAGTGGGGGGTGATGGAGGGCGAGAAAGTCGTGATGAAGGGCTTGACTGTTGAGGAGGTTGCTCATCAGTTGCGGTTAAAGTGGAATAGAGTGCGTGACCCCGTGGCATTGGGGCTTGACGCCAGCCGCTTTGACCAACACGTTAGCAGGGATGCTCTCATTTGGGAGCATAGCATTTACAAGAAATTATTCGGGTACAATCCGGAGCTTGCAGCCCTGCTAAAGATGCAGCTGAACAACAGAGGGTATGCGTTCGTTGACGGACACAAAATTGAGTACAAGGTCGATGGTACCAGGGCGAGTGGAGACATGAACACATCCCTTGGCAATTGTTTGATCATGTGCGAATTGGTGTTGGAATACGTGCGTAGTGTTGGAATTAACGCCCAGTTTGCCAACAATGGTGATGATTGTGTTCTAATTATTGAGAGAGCCGATTTAGCCAAGGTTGCCAATCTGGACACGTGGTTCCTCACATATGGGTTTGAGATGAAGCTTGAGAGCACCGCTACTACGTTTGAGCATATCGAGTTTTGCCAAATGCAGCCAGTGATGACGTGCGCATCAACGGATAGTTGGGTCATGGTTCGGCAGCCCGTTTCCGCATTTGGCAAGGACGCTATGTCCTTGGCCGTTAACACGGAACTTGGTTTCAGACAATGGTCTTATCAGGTTGGTGTTGGTGGTCACGCTTTGTATGGGGACATGCCAATTTACTGTGAGTTGTATGAAGCTTATCGCAGAAATGGCATACCCAGCAATGTCTCATCAAGCTATGTAGTCTCAGATTCAGGATTCATAAGACTTACTAAGGTGCCACGAATTCGTGGAAACACACCTGTGCCCGTAACGGATGACGTTAGGCTGAGCTTTTACTCAGCATTCGGATATCCGCCATCTGTGCAGATTGCTATGGAGAGGGAGCTCCGAGCCATGGATTATGCCGGTCTTGTGAGACTGGGCAACAATATATCTGTGGGTTGGGGCCTTTCCACATTGTGATTTGTCCACTCTGGGATTGTACATATATACATACAACACAACCCCACCCCAGGGACTTACACCCTTTATCAAGTAAGAACATTGTATATAAAACAACATGACCAAGAATGGTAAGCGTAGTGCTGCCATGGCCGGCAGTAATTCTGCCCCCATGGCTCAGGACAATTTGGCCAAGAAGATGGATGCGCTACTTAAGCGCCTTCCTAAAGGCACCTTTGCCAAGGCTGGAGGTGCCATTGGGTCGCTCGCTGGCCCCAAGGGGTCAGCAATGGGTGGTGTTCTTGGTTCAGGGTTGGCCGCTATCACCGGTTACGGTGATTACCAGGTCAATTCCAATACCATTAGCACCATTGGCACATCTGTGGACTCTGTACCTCAGTTTGTGCGCAATGATCATAGTGTACGTGTTCGTCACCGAGAATTTGTTCGTGACCTTGTAGTCCCGGCTGTTCCGGCGGGTTTTACGAACTCTAGCACTCCCATCAATCCATCCAATTCCGCTTTGTTTCCTTGGCTTGCATCACTGGCTAAGCAGTATCAGACTTATAAGTTTCATGGCATGGTCGTTGAATACAAAACCATGTCATCTGATTATGCTGCCAGCGGCCCTCTCGGCACTGTGGTCATTGCCACAAATTATAATGTCAATGATCCCAGTTATGCAAACAAGGTTAGCATGGAGAATTCTGAGTTTGCGGTGTCTTGCAAACCTTCAATGAGCATTGTTCATGCCATTGAATGTGACCCCAAACTCAGGGTAACCGACTTTCTTTATGTTAGAGATGCTGCGTCTTCCAGCGTTTCTGACAACCGCCTCTTTGATCTTGGTAGTTTGCAAATTGCTACTTCCGGGCTTCCTGGCTCCGCAGGTGTTACACTTGGTGAAGTGTGGGTTTCGTATGACATTGAGTTTGCGAAACCCATCATTCCGTATTCCGCTGATGTTAACGCGAACGTGCTTGTTTCACAATCTGATGGCTCTACCGCTGTGAATAGCAACGGTAATGTTCAGACGGTTAGTGTTGTACTTCCATACGTTACTACATCAGGGACGGGCACCAACAGCCTGTGGGCCATCCCGGATTCGTTTACATTCACCAATGATCTTTGGGGTCCCGGCAAGCCTGTGTATTTTGACGGTGACAGGATTACTTTGCAGAGACCAGGCATCTATCGAATCCGGTATATTGCTACTTTGAGGGGCAATATTACTGGTGGAGACAAGGTGTGTGGTCCCGTTACAGGTTATACTGACAACGCTCCCACGCCTGCCGGGTCACCCGCTTTCACCAAATTGTTTGGGTACTCTTTCCTTCATCAGTTGCTTTACAATTCTACTGCTGCTGGGAAGGGCACGGGCTACTTCGAGAACACTTTTATTGTTACCAGCGCCGACACTGATAATTATATTATTGTGCCGCCGCCTACGTTTGCTGCTCAGCCAGGTGGCCAGAGCAACCATAACGTCAGCATTGACATTGCTTGGTATGATACGAAGGTTACTCCAGCTAGCCCCTAAGTCGGCGGTTGATCGTCACGTTTGTCATTTCATCGTGTTGGCTCATTGAACAAGAGCTTAGGGTTGTTCACCCAAAATAATTTAGTGCACCACATAATGGCGCATGTGTAGGGATTCGTCACCCCATACTGGCCACATTGATGTCACTAGGCCAGGGTAGACTGTCGCCGTTTGTTGTTCGTCTTTTGCGTTAGTGGATTTAGGTTTTCACAGCTAGAGACGATTGCAAATGGGGGCCGCCTTTTCCCTTGTTTTGGTGCTCCATTCTTGTGGTTGAACACAGCATGTGTTGCTCTAATACAAAAACAAAACAAAATATTTAGTTCCAGCGCTGGTTAGCGTTAGTACCTGTTGTGTCAGGTAAGCCAAGGTCTGGCATTGGTTGCATAACCTTAAGTCTGGGGGGGCTAAACTCCAGATGTAGCATACCACCAGGGAATTCCCGAAAGAATTGTCTACGACAATTACAACTCCCACACCTCGTCCC